TACGATACGACAGATCACGCAAAGCTAGGCACTTTTACATTCAATGCTAAGGCTAAGGCTGAAGCATGGCGGTCGTGGTTCCTGACCTTTGAGGATTTGCCCAAGGCTAATTCGCTGAGTACCTTCACGAAGCTACAAACACAACAGGCAGAAGGGTAAACCCGATGACACTAGCAGAAGCTGAAAAGATCGTAGGGCGTCAACCTACATGGGCAATAGCCAACATGGTGAAGGCTTTGTCCATGCACCCGTGGCTAAACACTGAGGAGGAGGAAGCACGTCTATACGCCGCTCGCATGGTGCTACGAAACAGGAGGCAGAACAAATGGACATCATAGACGTAGTATCGTGGGTGATCTGCATAGCATTCTTCATAGGTGCTATAGCATTGGCCGCAGCTTGGACGCATGTCCTGATCCAATTACCGACATGGTACGAAGAGACACTAAGGAAAGAGAAAGAGAAAGAGAAACGTCCGAGTAATGAGATACAGAGACAGAAAGGTGCGGGTAATGAGAGAGAGAGAGTGTAGTGAGTGCTATGGTACAGGTGTGCTGGAGATTGAAACTCCGGTGGTTGACTGGAACCATGGTGGTTACATCAAGAGCCGCATAGTAGAATGCTATGACTGTGACGGCACAGGCTTGAACGAAGTAGAACCAGAAGAAGAGGAGTAAGACCAATGAGCATAGGCAGCCTGAACATCCATAGTGTGTCATCCATCAAACTTAAGTCCGTAGGTTCAGAGAAGGGTGCAACGTGGAGAGACCTACAGATAGAGACAACCGAAGGGTATACGTTCACTCTGACCTTGTTTGCAGACGATGCTGACAAACTACGGATTAACCTAGAGGAGGCATCAGACTAATGCCAAACTTCCAGAACATTGTGTACCACCTACAAGATGAATGGATCAGACCTAAGCAAAGGTCTTGGTCAGTCTTTATCAGCAGACCTGACAAAAAGAAGGTAAACCCGGACGACAGGCTGTGGCATAGTCATAACTTTCTGGACGACGCAGACAAACCTTTAGACAAGGTAGCCCAAGGGTTCTACGAAAATAACTACAAGGCTGGGCGTCAATTCAGCTTCGAAGTTATCGACAAGGAATGCCATTGGATGTTACACTACCCCAACATCAACAGGACCGTAACAGGTGTAATCCGAAAAGGTCTAGCAACAGGCAGAGGAGTTAAGTCCAATGGGTAAATCAGTAGAAACCCTAGCAAGAATTGTAAAGAAGAAAGGCGGAGACATGGCTATCACAAGGGATCAGGAGGACGACGCTTGGTCTATTGCAGTCACATATCCTAAACAAGGTGGGTACACATGGTGGACCAAGGGGCTGCCTGATGACACCTTAGACAAGTTAGCTAACAGAGTGAATGGAAGGATGAACCGATGAACCAACCCAGAAAAGCTAGGTTTGTCTTAGTCCAAGGGTTAGACAAGGATGTAGTCTACAAGTTCCAATCTGAGGGGCATAGGGACAATTGGATAGCTGAGAACTTGTGGGCTATCGAAGGTTCATACCAACTACTGACAGCGAAGCAGGTAGACAGAGCATTAGCTGTCAACAAAGACACAATCTACAGACCCCTACAGGAGAACCCCAATGACTGATCTATACGCTGAGTACCTTCACGAAGCTACACAAGGTATACAGATACACCTAATGCACAAGCATTCTAAGGTGCCAACCAAAGGATCATCTCAGGCTGCTGGCTATGACCTGTACGCTAGTCAGTCCCTAGTGTTGTTCCCTAGCGAAACAGGCGTAGTAGGCTGCGGGTTCCAAATGCGAATGCCAGAAGACATGTGCGCTATGGTCTGTAGTAGATCAGGCTTAGCAGCTAACAAAGGTATTTTCGTAAGCAATGCCCCCGGTATCTTAGATGCTGACTACAGGGGAGAGATTAAGGTTATCCTGCATAACTTAGGTCGCTCACCTTTTAGTGTCAAACCGGGAGACAGGATAGCGCAGATGGTATTCCACAAAGTAGAAAGGACTAGCCTAAACATTGTAGATACCTTCGACACTAATGACACAGATAGAGGCACAGGAGGCTTAGGTTCTACAGGAGGTACGTCCTAATGCCCAAAGAATATAGCAGTCTCAAGGAGGTAGAGGCAGACCTTCAGAGTTGGTTTAACTACAGGGACCACCTCATACAGAACAAGAAGGAGTTCGAACTTAAGTACTGGGAGTGGGCTATGCAGGAAAGCACAGCTAAGATTACCTATCTCCATGCAACTAGGAACCAATGGATAGATGCAGGTCAGTTATGAATACTGATCTACTATCTACAGTTGCATTCCTAGCCTGTCTAATTAGATTTGATTTGATCATTGTGGTTATCCACAGATTTATTTCACGTCTAACCCTTGACAGGGATTGACCGAAGCCCCATCCTCTTAACCATACTAAGGATGTACTAAGGATATACAAAGTATATCATTACCTATGTATAACATTACATAGTAGTCATATTACTTAGGATGTACTAAGTAGTATAATCACTATGTCAAAAATGCAAAGGATGGTATATCCTAAGGAAGGAACCTACATGCCTCAGCTAATCCACAAGCCATGTCCTTACCCAGGTTGTGGGTCAAGTGATGCCTTCAGCTTTCATACAGACATGGGTGTTGGTAATTGTCACTCCTGTGGTAATGGATACCCAAAGAAAGGGATTGAATATGAGGATCACTTCCTTGTAGAATACCCTACGAAATACAAAACGAAGGGTACTCAAAGCATCTTTCGTCAAGAACATCCAACTGAAGGAACTGACTACATGCAGCAACAAGCAAACGTCTTCAGCATCAATACCACTAAGGCTTACAAGGCTGACAGAGGTATCACTGAGGCTACCATGAAGGCATACGAGGTGGAGACCTCAGTTAATTCTGAGGGTGTCAGTGTCGAACAGTTCTACCCTTACCCCGGTGGAGGTAGGAAGATTAGGACACTACCTAAATCCTTTAAGGCTGACAGAGGTTTCAAGGCAGACGAACTATTCGGGATGGATAAGTTCAACGCAGGATCAGCTAAGGCTTGCACTATAACTGAAGGAGAGGTTGATGCTATGTCAGCCTTCCAGATGCTAGGCTCTAAGTACCCAGTTGTGTCACTTCCTTCAGCTAACCCAAGTCGTAGGCTGTTTGAGAAGTGCAAGGATTGGTTGGCATCCTTCGAGAAAATCTATGTGTCTTTCGACAGTGACGGTAAGAGTGATGCAGTAGCAGCTAAGCTGTGTGCCTTATTCCCTAACCGCATCTATCGTGTGTCACATGACAAGTACAAGGACGCCAATGAGTTCTTACAGGACGGTGCTGAGTACGACTACAGGAACGCTTGGTGGAACGCCAACAAGTACACGCCTGAGAACGTATTCAATACCACAGATCAATTCCTCAATATCTACAACGAAGGGGAAGACAGTAAGTACCTACCTACAGGCATTGAGGTTTTGGATCAGACCATCTTGGGGCTAATGCAGGGTCACTTCACTATCTTCCAAGCACCTGAGGGTATAGGTAAGACGGAGTTCATGCGGTTCTTAGAGTACAACATCCTACTGAACCACCCAGATGTACCTATCGCTATCTGGCACAACGAAGAGAGCAAGCGTCGGTCCCTACTAGGCTTAGTATCCTATGACTTAGGTTTGAACCTAACTAGGAAGGACTTAGTTGAGGCTCACGCTATGGACAAGGAGGTAGAGGGCAGCATTAGGTCGTTGACTAAGAACGGTATGCTATACCAGTTCACTATGGGTGTAGACGATGATCCTATGGAGCTGCTGGACAGGATTAGGTTCTTCGCTACAGCCTGCGAATGTAAGTACATCTTCTTCGAACCTATCCAAGACTTAGGTTATTCCAAGCACGGTGATGGTACGCTTGAACAGTTCCTGTCTGAGTTATCAACTAAGTTAGCTAGGCTGGCTACCGAACTGAACGTAGGGATCGTAACGATTGCCCACGAGAATGACGAAGGTCAGATTAGAGACTGTCGTATGATCGGTAAGAGGGCTTCAGTGGTTGTCAAACTATCTAGGGATAAGTTCGCTGAGTCAGACACTGAACGTAACACAACCACCCTGACTGTCATTAAGAACCGTCCGGCAGGCACTACAGGTTTCGGAGGTCAGTTGCTATTCGATCCAGATAGCTTTACCTTGTCTGAGACATACCCTTCATCCTTTGAGGCTTAAGAATATGACTAAGGTCGTAGCTATGGACATAGAAACAGACGACCTAAACGCCACCTGTATTTGGTGCATCTGCACTGAGGACGTTAGCACAGGTGAGCAGGATCAATTCACCTACGTTGACAAGTCAGAAGCTGAGAAGCAAAGGTTCACCGACTACTGTGCAACTGTGGATCGTTTCGTATTCCACAACGGCATTCAGTTCGATGTACCTGTAGTCAACAAACTGCTTGGTCCTGTCATACCTGAGGATAAAGTGCTAGACACTCTGGTAGTCAGTAGGTTCTTGAACTACGAGAACGAACCAGTCAAAGGCGTCAAAGGTAGGCACAGCTTGGAGTACTGGGGTAGGCGGTTAGGCTTACACAAAGGCAACTTCAAAGACTTCTCAGACCTAAGTCACGAAATGTTAGACTACTGTAGGAATGACGTAGACATAACCGTTAGGCTCTACAAGAAGTTCCTGCCTGAGTTGAATGCTCCAGGCTTAGGTACAGAACACAGTATCCAAAGGTTGTGTCAGAAGATGCACGAGAATGGTTTCGACTTCAACAAGGAAGAAGCTATGGTGTGTCTGTCTGAAGTTCAATCCCGTATGGCTAACCTTGAGGCTAGGTTTCAAGTAGACTTCCCACCTAAACTTGAGGTAGTCAACGAACTAAAAGATAGGAGAAAGAAAGATGGTACGTCTGTCGCTTCTGTGCTTAAGGCTAGAGGTAGCTATCCTAAAACTGAGGTTAAGGATGAGAAACTTCTTTGTTACGATTGGGTCAAGTTTAATCCGGGTAGTCCGAAAGACAGAATAGAACGTCTTTGGGAAGCTGGTTGGCAACCTACTGACAAAACCAAAGGACACATCCTGTACCTTAGGGATGGACAAGACATACCTGAGAAGGATGAAAGGTTCAGAAGGTACGGTTGGATGTGTAACGAAACCAACTTAGCTACACTACCTAGTACCGCTCCTGAGGGGGCTAAGGGGCTTGCTGAGTGGCTTACTCTGGAAGGACGTAGGTCTTCCTTAGAAGAGTGGATAGGCTGCGAGGCTAGAACTAATGACGGCAGGATACACGGAAGGTTTCAGCACATAGGTGCATGGACTGGACGTATGGCTCACTCAGCCCCCAACCAAGCCAACATCCCGGCTATGTTCCACGGGGAACCTAAGTCAGTTGTTGACCAAGTGAAGGACACATATGATGGCAGACTACGATCCCTTTTTAGGGTGCCTAGTGATTGTTATCTTGTTGGTACTGATGCTGAGGGCATCCAACTCAGGGTTCTTGCTCATCTAATGAACTCAGAGGAATATGTTGAGGCTATCGTATCAGGTAAGAAGGAGGACGAAACTGACATCCACAACGTAAACCGCAAAGCCTTAGGTATGAGCCACATAACTAGAGATATGGCTAAGACCTTCATCTATGCGTTCCTCCTTGGGGCAGGCGTAGGTAAGATAGCTGAGATACTTAAGGTCAATACCAGAGAAGCTAGCCAAGCAGTAGAGAACTTCACTCAGTCTATCTCAGGCTTAGCTGAACTTAAGAATGAGGTTGTCCCTAAGGCAGCAGCCAAAGGATACTTCATTGGACTAGACGGAAGGAAAGTTAAGACACCATCTCAGCATAAGACCCTAGCTGGTATGCTACAGAATGGTGAGGCAGTTGTGATGAAACACTCAGCACTGCTTTGGACTAAGCAGCTAGATGACAGAGGCATAGACTACAAGCTAGTGACATGGCCTCACGATGAATGGCAAACGGAGGTAAGAGGTGACAGACAAACAGCCGAAACAGTCGGACTTGTTCAAAGACTTTCGATTGAAACAACAGGAGATAAACTCAAAGTCTTCTGTCCGCTCGCAGGAAGCAGCGACATCGGAAGAAACTGGGGAGAAACTCACTGAGCCTCTTGACACAGCCAAGCAAACATGATAAGACTTCCAACCCTAACTAAAACCCCACAATAGGAGACTTTACAAATGGGTAAAATTAACAACCCTGGTATCATTGAGGCTGAAATCTCATGGGCCAAACTCTTTGAGTTCAATAAGGACACTAAGTACAAACCTGAGGGTGAATACTCCTGTGTAGCTACGTTCTCAGAGGAGCAGAAGCAGAAGCTGTTGGACACTAATGTTCCAGCTAGTAGGATTAAAGACTTAGGCAATGGGTCTTATGAGATTAAGTTCAAACGACCACACACTAAGGTTAACTGGGAAGGGTGGGTTCCTCAACCTCTTGTATTCGACCACAAGGCTGCTGAGATCAGAATGAAAGCTGAGGAAAGCGAAAACATTGGTCAGTACATTAAGCCTTGGAACCCTAAGGACGATGGTCTAATCGGTAATGGTACTAAGGCTAAGATTAAGTACCATGTGTATAAGGGGGACAACTCCTTGTACGAGAGCATCACACTGGAAGCTGTAGGTGTGTTGGACCTAGTGTCTTACAACGCTGAAGGTGGTTCTAGTTCAGGCATTAGTTTCTAGGGTGCCTAACCTGTGTAGGGGGTAACTAAAACTAGGCTCAAGCCTACACCTTGGGTCTACCTTAGAAAAGAAAGATAGTTAGATGACAGACTATGTAAAACTGCTAACTGAATTTGAAGATTGTTGGAATGTATTATCTGAACTAGAAGACCTAAGTGAATTGGCTGATGGTTTGGGTGAGACTTTTTCAGCAGCTAAACTAGACAAGATCATTAAAGACTATGACGTTTCCTTTGATCTTCTCTTCCGAAAACTAGAGGAACACTTCTCAGCTTTAGATGACGGACCCCTTCTAGAAACATACAGTGATGAGGAGGTGGGTTATGACTCAGAAGGAAATAACAACTTTAGTCGGTGACATCTACTCAGTTGTAAAAGGCAAAGGTGGTTGGCATAGTTACATCGCCAGTATGCTAGGCAAAGAGATAGCTGATCTTTCTAATTCTAGGTTCTCTAAACCTGAGGCTTACCGCTCTAGTTTGACTATGTCAGGTATTGGCGCACCATGTAAGAGGAAACTTTGGTACAAGATTAACGAACCAAGGGAAGCCACCGGCAACAAAGGTAGTGACCTACTTAAGTTCTTCTTTGGTGACATAATTGAATCTCTAATCCTTAACTTAGCTAAGGCTGCTGGACACACTGTAACAGGTGAGCAAAGCAAGATGGAGCTTCACGGGATTAGAGGACATAGGGATGCTGTCATTGATGGTATGACTATCGACGTTAAGTCAGCTTCTCCCTTTTCCTTCCAGAAGTTTAAGAAGGGACAGCTAAGGGAGCAAGATAGCTTTGGTTATATCTCTCAGCTTTCTTCCTATGTAGCAGCAGCTAAGGATGACCCAGAAGTTACAGACAAAACTAAGGGTGCCTTCCTAGTCGTTGATAAAGTCTCAGGTGAAATCCTGTTAGACATACATGACTTCAGTAAGGACATTGAGAACAAGCCTAAGGAGATTGAGGGCATCAAAGCTATGGTGGCTGATTCATCCCCTCCAAGTCGCCTTGATCCTGTGCCTCAATACAAAGACAGTGCTAACCTGAAGCTGTGTTCTACCTGTAGCTACTGTGAGTTTAAGAAGGTGTGCTGGCCTGAGCTTAGGTCATTTGTTTACTCCTCAGGTCTCCAGCATCTGGTCAAAGTGGAACAAGAACCTAGAGTTCCTGAGTACCTTCCTAATGACTTACAATTTTAGGCCTAGAAAAAGACGTAAGCCTACCAACAAGAAAAGTCTAGGTAAGTTTAGGTCAGGTCTTGAGGCTGACAATGCGTCCTTCTTAAAGAACAAGAGGATCGACTACCAGTATGAGTCAGTGAGGATAGAGTGGGTTATCTCACATAAGTATCTTCCTGACTTCATACTTCCTAACGGTATCGTAATTGAAACCAAAGGCAGGTTTGTGTCAGCAGACAGGAGGAAGCATCTTCAGATTAAGAAGCAGCACCCTGAGATAGACATTAGATTTGTCTTCAGCAACAGCAAGGCTAAGCTGTACAAGGGTAGTAAGTCTACCTATGCTGATTGGTGTATCAAGAACGACTTTAAGTTCGCTGACAAACTCATACCTACAGCTTGGCTAAAGGAAGAAACTAATGAAGCATCTCTTAATTCACTGGGTTGTAGACGGCCCATATGTAAACCCTGACAAAGAAGAAGGTGGGTATCTAAACCTTTGTAGAATTGAGGATTCAACTGCCACCATTGCAGATGTTGAGGTTCACTACGAAACGTATGATGATGCACTCGAACCTGTCACTTATTTTACAAAGAACATTGAACCTTTAAACCTTATTTGTTTGGACCCTGACGACCTTATGAAAACTATTGAGGACGAAGAGGATGAGACATGACATAGCTGAGCTTGCTAGAGTACTTAGTTTAAGCTACAGTTTAGAAGACATAACAGAGATATCTGATATCGAAGAAGAAGCAATCGTTAGGCTCCTAATCTTTGAAGGGTTGATCGACTTGGAGGATTACTTCAGCGACAACGATTACCTAAACGAAGAGGAGGATAACTAAATG